TAACCTATCAGCATCAGCATCACCAAGTTTTACATAGGATGTGAAGTTTTCGCTCAACCCCTCTACTCGTCTACCAGTTAGATTACCTTTGAGACGCAACCAAGTTATCTCCCCAACCTTATCAGCAGGCCAATAAGGTTGTTGGGGATCTAGTATTCCTTCTGGCGGTTGTGCGGGATTCATTTACTTTGCTGTTTATTCTTTTGCTCTTCCAGATAATTACTAAGCATAGTAACATACACTTCTCTTTCCCACGGTATCATATTTTCCAATTCACTTAACGAAAAATGATGAAGATACATCAAGTTGAAATTCGTCTGATAAAAATTTCCCAGCGTCTCATGAAGGAGACTCACCCGAAAAAATTTGTTAGACCCTCAATCAGATATTCAGATACAACTTCAGTCTTGGGATTTTTCAATTCAAATTTGTGAGAAACTTTTGGCATAGTAGCGAAGAATTTTTGAATTGATTCAAACTGTTTGCTTGTCAAACCTTCTAGATATTCTTTGATATCTTTTCTTGGGGTTGTCTTTGCTTCCCAGACTTCATCACCATCAAAAATTTGCTCAACTGAATCAACAACTACATCAAAAACTTCTTCTGTGGTTTGATCTTTCTGCAGAATTTGGGAGATAATAAACTGATCCATACTAGGATACTTCATAATCAAACCAGCAGTATCAGTAAGCATAACTTTTTTGTCATGTCCTTCTGGCCTAATCACTTCAACTTCTTCCAAATTTAATTTGTATGGAATGTTAGTTTGTCCATCATCTTTAGCAGTGAATATCATTTCTACAATTTCACCTACCGACTTGGCGCGAATTCTCAAAAAGATATATTCCAAATCAAACATTGACATCTCTTCAACTTTAATTCGTGGTGTCAAGATACAAGACTTCAATGTTTCTACAACTGCATTGCGAATTTCTTTATCATTTTCACTTTCCGTTGCCATCAACAGAAGTTTTTCTTCTTTGACTAGAAATGGACGATACTTAATTGTTTTTCCTGTTGATGGAACGTCCAATTCATATGTTGGGACTGGGGGTTTTGGTAAAGACATGATTACTCCAAAGTATTAACTAGATTTTTCCTTCAAATTTCCAATTTCGGTAATAAAAACTTGCGGATATTCTTAAAGATTGGGAAGACCCATAAGCCATAGGTGTGCTTTGCACTGAATATGGCCACGCATCATACATTGTATATATGCCATATTCTCTACCCAAAACATAGTTACCATTTCTCTCACCTTTTTTGATAGTGAAGTCACATTGATATGTGTCTGGATAGTTTAATCTAGTCCTAGAATTAAATCTTTCTGGTGTTGGGTCTACAAAAATTAAACCCATCCAAGCATTTAAAAATTTTAATGGAGATAAATTAGCATCAGATATCCAAGATAAAGTTATATCCTGATACATTTTATTCACAGCGTAATTAACCTGTCCTTCTCCTTGGAATTTTCCTATGGTGTTTCCAGTATTAGCCATTATGCCAGGAAGAGATGCTTCTTCGCACATCATAGTTAAGTTATCGTATGCAGTGCCACCTTTTCTGCTAAATATCCCAAACCCAGCTCTTCTTAAAGCAGCTGCCAATGGTTCATTTGATGATATCTTAAAGTCTACTTCGTAAGTATTGGAAAAAGCTATGCCACCGCCGCTTGCAATACCTTGTAAGAATTCTTCTATTCCTTCTCTACCAGGAGCCATCTAAATACTTATGAGGGATACTATATATTATTTATGGCATACTCTGGGAAGTATAGACCTGAAAATCCACAGAAGTACAAAGGGAATCCGACTAACATAATCTATCGGTCTCTTTGGGAAAGAAAGTTTATGGTATTCTGTGATAGAAATCCCAGTGTGCTGCAATGGGGTAGTGAAGAATGTGTGATACCGTATCGCTCACCTATTGATGGTAGAGTGCATCGTTACTACGTTGATTTCTATATTAAAATACAAACAAAGACTGGTGAAATAAAGAAGTATCTTATTGAAATTAAACCCAAGAAACAAACGATACCACCAGACCCACAGAAAAAACAAACAAAAATTTATAAAGATAAAGTATTATCCTACTATAAAAACATGGCGAAGTGGGAAGCAGCTAAAGAATGGTGTGAGGATAGACGCATGGAGTTTCTAATACTAACAGAAGATCACTTAGGAGTCTAACATGGCAAAAGGATTCGGCAAAGAGGGTAAGTCTGGTGGTAAAAACTACGAGACAATCTTTGAGCGTGTCCAGAAACTTACTGATGGTGAAGATAAAACATGGTCATGGTATCGCCAGACTGTAAAGAAAATGGCACTGGAATATAAAGCGCACCCAGAAAAAACTGTCAAGGAAGAAAGAAAAGACAGAATACAAGACGAAGACAAACAAGATAAAAATGAGCTAAGAAGATACGCAAGACAAGGAAGACTATTCTTGTTTGAATACAAAGCAAAGATGAAGTATCTTCCATACTATGACCAGTTTCCTTTAGCATATGTAATCAGAGCAAACAAAGACCACTTTATTGCTGCTAACTTACATTACGTACACCCAAATAAAAGATTAAAAATCATACAAGATTTGATGGATGATAAAGTTAACGTGCCTGCATGTATCATCCATAAATATATAACAGACCACGTTGATGGATTTCTATTAGACTTAGCATCCGCTGAGTGGGAAACATCCATCGCCCTACCTGTTGAAAGTTTTGTTAGAGATAAGAATGGTCAAAAGTTTCCATACAAATCCGCTGAGGTGTGGAAAGAAACCAATGAAAAATTCTATACTAAATTCCGAGCAAAAAGAATTGTTAAAGGATACGGCAAACCAACAGATATAGAGGACGTAACTTAAATGTTAAGATATCCCAGAGACATAGTAAATCAAGATACTGATTACGTTGACATCAAAATCTACAAGTATAAAGCACCATTCAGCAGTCAAGGATTTGGTGACAATGCTAGTGTGTCTGGATACAATCAATCTGTTTCTGATCTTGGCACCATAAAAGAAAGTATCATACTTTACATGCCAGAAGATATACAAGCACAATATGGTGCTAACTGGGAAGGAAAAAATATAAGCAGTATAGGAAGAGGAATCTTAGGCACTGGTGGTGGATTATCTGGTAATGATTTGGGTGTGGCATTCAAAGCTATGGGAGAGACAATTGCCACAGTGGGAGAAGGTTTGACGCAAGGAACAGTAGTCGCCAACTTAGTTTCAAATGCATTGAAAGAAGCAAACTTCGATACATTATCTACTCAAGATATTTTTTCTGGTGGCACAGGAAGAATATTTAATCCAAATACAGAAGTAATATATCAAGGTCCACAAATGAGGACATTCACTTTAAACTTTAAACTACAACCAAAAAACTCACCTGAAGCACAAGAAATAAAAAAAATTATCAGTGCTTTTAAAAAAGCAATGCTTCCAAAATACAATGAAGGTTCTGAATTATTGTTTGGAACTATTAAGGGAAAGGATTCACAAGGAGTGAATCTAAGAGGATTTGTTGGGGTGCCAGACATTGTTGATGTAAAATTCAAGAGAGGTGGTGCAAACCATCCATATGTGTCACAATTTAAACCATGTGCTATTACATCTGTTGATGTAAACTACACTCCAGACGGAGCATGGGCAACATACACTGATGGATCACCAGTAGCTACATCATTATCTCTCGGATTCCAAGAGTTGAAGATGGTATATGCAGAAGAAATAGACCAAGGAGGATATTGATAATGTATTTCTCACTAATACCTGATATTAAATACGACGAAAAACCTATCAAGTTTCCCTTCTCGGAGTCAGAATATATCACAGCAAAAAATTTCTTCAGACGTTTCAAAATAGATGAAGATGTCTTTAGTTATTCTGTATACTTTAAAAAATATTCTATCACTGATTACGATAGGTTAGATTTATTAGCAGAAAAAGCATATGGATCTCCATTCTATGATTGGGTTATTGCTTTAACAAATAACTTAATCAATCCATTGTTTGATTGGCCAATTAAAGAATGGCAAATTAGAAATTCTATTGACAATCCAGATGAAACACACCACTACGAAACTCTAGAAATTAAAAACTCACAGGGGGTGATAGTGTTACAAGGTGGATTGATAGTGGATGAATCTTTTGTCAACCGACCTTTCGTTTATCTAGACAAAACAACTCCTTCAGTATTATATACATCAATACCTGGAGTCGATGCTACAATGAGATTTACAAACTTAGACCAAGCGATTAAAGAAAATGATATCAAAAGAGATATCTATCTATTGAAGCCAGAATTTGTGGAGTCGTTTGTATCTGCTTTCAGAAAACAAAATCTATACTTTAGGTCATCTAATTATATCGACAGTCAATTGAAAAAAACAGGTTAAACTTTTAGACATAAAAAAATGGGCGGAATTTTTTTCCGCCCACGTGGTTTTTAACTATAGATTTTGGATTCAGTCCTCTTCAGCAAGACGAGCGAAGTAACTGAGAGCATCATCTTCATCCTCATCAACACCAGCAGCGACGGCAACCTTAGGCAGAGCAGGCTCACGGCGAGCAGGGGGAGAATACTCTTCCTCATCTGCGATTTCTTCGTCGAGAGTAGGACGAGCAACTTGTGCGCGAGCAACAGAAGGAGTTTGAGTGATGCCAAGCACCAGATTCAGACGCTCTTCCAACTCTTCGTAGGTCTTGAAGTTAGAAGGTGCAACAAACTCTTGGAGAGAGTGTGCTTGACGCCAAACTTTCTCAAGCGTGTCATCATCAGGTGCGAGTGCAGCAGGAGCAGCAAACTCGGACTTGTCGTAATTCCAGTAACCAGCGACGTTAGTAATCTTCAGTTTGAAGTTAGCACCTTCCCACATATCGAAAGGATTGATGGGAGTCTCATCGTCAAACTCAGGTTGCATGGCAGCCATGATTTTGTCATAGATTTTCTTACCATACTTATAAAGAAACACTTTACCCTCATTCTCAGGGTTTGCTTTGTCACTCACCACATAAATGTTGGAGTAGTAAGAGAGCTTACGCTTCTGCTTACGAGCAGTTTCTTTATCAGAATCACGCCCACTATTCCACAGGCGACGATTGACTTCGCCAACAGGATCTTTACCACCATTCGTGGTCAGGGAGTTTTCAATATACCAACCGCCTGGTCCTTGGAAGGCATGACTATACAGTTTCACAAACGGCAGGTCTTCGCCGTCAGGTGCAGGCAGGAAACGAATAACAGCAAACCCATTACCAGCAGCATCAACAGATGGTTTCCAGAAACGCTCATCAGCACTGGAAGAAGAGTTTGCTTTCTCCAACTCTTTGGTTAGAGATGCGAAATTGTTTTGCGACTTACGCTTAAGGTCAGCAAAAGACATAGGATTACCTCGGATTAAATTAGATTTGGTCTGTGTGACGCCTGCCACATACACATAATAACACGGCGGGGAGGGGGCGTCAACCCTCGTCCGCCTCTATTTCCGCTTGAAACTGGTCAAGCTTGTTGAGCATCTCACGCATCAGAGAGAGCACGTCAGCGGTCTCCCACCACCCGTAGAGCATCTTGGCACCATGCTCTATCTGCTCACACATATCGACCGCTCTAGGGTCGTCCGAGAGCTTCAGGCGGGTGTAGAAGATCTGTTGCTTCTCCACAAGAGACCTAACAACCTGAATGTATTCAAGTTGGTCTTCCTTACTGCCCTGCATAGGACCAGCAAGTGTGAGTTCCATTGCTTTCATTTGCAGAAACTCCATCTCTTTCGCTTCATTGCGAACAATATCAGAATCAAAGAAGTCGTTCATACCAACATTAATTTTGCGCGTGATGTTTTCTTAATAAAGTTTAACTTTTGAGCATCAAACTTTAGTTTTTCCTTTAGAGGTTTGGTAATGAGTTTTGATACTGTTTCCACCTCAATATTATTGATATCACAATAGTGTAGAATAGCATCAATATAATTCATATCATTATGTGATGCAATCTTCTCCACATCCTGTGAGAATTTTGCACTAGTCATAAACTTATCCTCTAATATTTCTCCTTTAGTCATAGGTTTTTTTGTATAGGTCTATGTAACCAATTAATTTTAGAAGGTATTCCTTCTTTGGTGTTTCTACAAACACCTGAGTGTCTCCGCTTTCACAAGCGATGATAGTAACAATTTTATTAACTTTTAATTTATATCTTTCATACAGCATACATG